TAGTTTGTACCATAAGCAAATGAATGTCTACTACCATTTGTTGGTCTTGCCCATACTCTTTCAATCCCAACCAATATCTTATTAGCTGCTGTTCCATTAACCATTAACCCAAACAGCATAGCCATATCCTCTACAGCATTAGGGCATTTATATGCCTTCATTTTACCATCATCTATTACTGCTATACCACCACCTTTCCCTGGGTCAATACCAATATATTTAGAATGGGAGGTCATCTTCTTCAAAGATTTCTTTTTGCTCATGTGTCTTCTCCTTTGGAGGATTTAGATAATCCTCAAATGAATTATAAATTTTTACCTTATCACCATTATATCCAAGGTTAGAGCTACCTGATTCCCCATACCTTACCTTTGATGCTTTTAATCTTAGTATATTCTTATCTTTACTTGCATCTACTTTATGCTCATAATAAACAAAGAATACATTCTCTGCTACTTGTTCTATAGCTCCACTCTCAGCTAAGTCAGATAATCTTGGTTCTCCATCTCCTCTATATTCCACACCTCTATTTAGTTGTGATGCTAATACTACAGCACACTCATGCTCTTTAGCCATCCACTTATAGTCATTAACCAATCTCTCTAATTGTAATCTTCTGTTATCTTCATTGCCGTTTGGAGTTATTAATTGGATATAATCATCAAATACTACGTCTGGTTTAAACTTTGCTATCTCTGTTGCAGTTGTACCAAAGTCTCTTATACTATCAAACATTGCAAACTTATCACTATTATATAGTTCTGATATCTTAACCTTTACTCTTTGAAGTTCTTTTAATTCTTCTTCCTCATATACACCTTTACGAACCATTGTATATGAAAGGTTTCCAGACTCTAGTGTAATTAATTTCTTTAACATCTCGCTATTAGGTAACTCTCTATTAAATAGCATTACCCTTAATCCAGCGTTTACCATGTTACTTAGTAAGTTTAATAGGAAGGTTGTCTTACCATGTCCTGGCCTACCACCAACAATAGTTATCTCACCTCTTGTTAACCCACCTGCAAATCTATCCACACTTTCATAGCATGTCTTAAGTAATTTAGATTCTTTATCTGTTATTGAGTTGATTGCATCAATAAGCTCATCATCTATATTAAATGTTGCATCAGGTTTTAATTCAATCAATGATGCTAAATGGTTATGAGCAGATATGATTGTTCCATATACATCCCCCCTACCCTCAATAGCTTTTTTCTCTATTGACTTAGCTTCATCAACTACTTTTCTTAACAGGTATTTTTCATATACTCTTTTAGCATATATTTTTGCAGAGCCACCAATGGTTGCTTGTGTTGTTATATCTACCACATATATTTTGCTTACCCCTTTTTTCATATCATATTGTGAAAGGGACGAGCTTACAGTAACAAGGTTTATTTCTTCCTTGTCTTGTACCATATTTGAAATTATCTCCCAAAGCCTTTGAGCTTTTTGTTGATAAAATACATCAGGCTTAACTATATATTGTGCTACATTATTGTACTCTTCTGGGTAGTGTATAACAGTTCCAAGCAAAACATTTTCAAGCTCTTCATCGTAGTGTTTCTCCATTCTTTTGAGCCTTTCTTATTTTCTTTTGCTCACGTTTCCATCTTTTGATAGCCTCGTGTTTTTTCTTTCTGTTAATCTTTTTCTGCTTTGCTTTTTTATTTGGCATTTTTCTTCAAATTCCTTCTATATTTTTTCCTTGTGCTTATAATTTTTTCAGTTATATCAATATGTGTGTAATAATGTTTCCTATCTAGCTGATGTGGTATCTTTTCTTCATTTATAAAACAAATAAATTGTGTTGCTCTCATTTCTCATCCTCTCTTTCTATTAACATATTTATGTAGAATTGTGCCTTTAATAAATCTTCCAATCCATTCTTAAATTTGTACCTAGAAACGTATTTTATTATGTTACCCTCTAAGTAGTCCAAGTTGTTTGCGTTAATGAAGTCTATAGGCTCTATATCGCCTCTCACATAGTGTTTAGGATGATTAATCATGTCTTCTTTTTCTTTTTTCATCTCTTCCTTTATTATTTTACTATAATAAGTGTTGTGTCCGTTTTCTATTTCCATTAGAATAATTGCCTCTGTGCTGTTTTTCCATTTATTATTTTTGCGTACTCTGGATTGAGTTCAATACCAATCCACTTCCTACTTAATTTTTGTGCTACCTCAGCAGTTGTACCACTACCCATAAAAGGGTCAAATACTATATCACCTTCTTTAGTTCCAGCCTTAATACAAAGTTCAGGTAACTTATCAGGAAATACTGCAAAATGAGCTCCTCCAAATGACGCAGTGTTAATTGACCATACGTCTCTCATCCTTGCATTTGTCTTTGTTCTTATTGCATCAGCATCAAAGTAATATTGTTTCTTTTTTGAGAATAAAAAAATGTGCTCATGGGACTTAGCACATCTATCATTTACTGCCTCTGGCATAGGATTTGGTTTATGCCATATTATGTCTTGCCTTAGATACCATCCATCTCTTTGCATTGCCATTGCAAACATCCAAGGTACACCAATTAAATCTTTTACTTTTAAATAAGAATGTTTAGGTGGAGCTTTTCTACTTTCTCTGTATTTAGTTCCTGTGTCTGAGTGTGTGAGTGAGTTCTTACTATCAAAGTGTCCACCTTTTGGCCCAAAATAGGTATCCCCAATATTAACCCAAACAGTTCCGTCATCTTTTAAAATTCTTTTTATTTCTTTAAAGAGGTTAACAAGCCTTTCCACAAACTCTTCAGGGTGGTCTTCTTGTCCTAACTGCCCATCATTATCATAATCCCTCAAACCCCAATACGGAGGTGAGGTAACACATGTCTGGACTACACTTGATTCTATTTCTTTTATTTTATCAAAGCAGTCTCCTACTAGTAATGTCATATTTTTCCACCAATTGTTTTAATCTTTTCATTGTAACACTAATTAATGTTGGTGTTATTAAAGTCCTATACTCTGTTCTTTTGCCAACATTCTCCATGTAATAACCTAGTCTATCTTGGTAGAAGTTTATTAACCACTCTCTATATCTGTATTCTGAGATTCCTGGTTCGAGGATATCTTGTTCTTCCATTCAGTGCCTTCCTTCTCTTGTAGTTCTCTTATTGCTTTTTCGACACCTTCCAAGCTTACTTCATTTATCTTAAATAAAGGTGAATTATTTTGAACAGTTAACTGTTCTATTGGTTTATTTTTATAATATAAACCCCAATGATTACTTGCCATTAACCTTATTATAAAATCAAGTGCGTTCATTCCTTTTTATCTCCTGTTTTATTTTTATCTTCTACTTCCTTAAGTCTCTTTTGAACGAACTTATTGAACTTATCTGTGTCTTTTTTATAATCAAAATATAAGCCTATTAAGTTGTCCAAAGCATTAACTTTTTGCTCTATGTACTGCAACTGTTGTATTATGTTTGATATAACAGTCTCTATCTGTTTACTTGTTGGTTTTTTCTTCTTCAATTAAACCCTCTTTCATTGATTTTTTCATGTTCTTTGTTCCATATTTCTCTCTATACGCACACTTACCACAAGTAATCATGTCCCTCTCACTTAAAACAAAGTGCATTTTGTACTTATGGCTATGTGATACCTTGCCACACATATCACAGAGAAAAGCTGATTTATTTTTTGTTCTTACTACTTTTAACATTCTTCTTTGGTGCAGCTGTTTTAGCTGCGTCTTCTTTAATATCAATAGATTGTTCTTCTTCTATCTCTGGTGGTTTAACATCTTCAACTAAATCAATATGTTTTGTTGTTGATGATTTATCTTCAAGTCTATCAACAGATTCAATAACCCTTTTTAAAGCACCTTCCATTGTCTCTACTTTAATTTTTAGCTTACTGATATCATTTTCCATATCTATGGCTCTTCCCATACTATCTCCTTTTATTTACAGTTTACACAAGTAATTCTTTGTAGGCCAAATGTTGGTAATCCTGGGTGGTATTTAATAGCTTTCTTTTCTCTACTTTCAAGCCAGTTCTTTTCCCAAGGTCTCCTACAATCTTCACAGTATTTAATTCTAAATTCAGTTTTACGTTCATCTTTATATTTCATGTAATCCTTTATTTCTTTGATTCTTTGCATAAACAAAAGCATCCTCAACAACACTTTTGTTTTTACTTTCTATATACTTTATGGCATCCCTTAATAGAGAAACATCATCTATAACATCTAAAAGATTTGTTATACTTTTATCACAGCTCATCCAATTAGTTCTCATTTGTCATTCCTCGTGTTAAAATACTCAAGTAAAACAACAAGTAGCATTAAACCTAAAACTGTAAACCCAACCATTGCAATTGATTCAATCACGTAAACTTCCTTTCTTTATTATTCCATGTTTAGGGCAAGTAAAATCATCTTTACGTGTTACATATTTACCAGACTCAATACGTTTCTTAAGCCTCATTAACCTTGCACTTAAACCTTTATTTTTTTTCTTCTTACCCATTTAATTATATGGCACAGCTAAGGAGTTTTTATACTGCATGTAGTTATATCGAATGTGCGATTCTCTACTTTGGTATAATGAAACGTACATGCTACTGCAACTTCCAGCCAGTCAATAGCAACATCGAGTGCGTGTGTCAGTACATTATGTACATTCACGTTGTCTATTATTAACTGTGCCATAATCTTATTTATTATTATCTAAGTGTCTATATATAGTAGTTACAGACACATTAAACCAATCAGCTACTGTCCTAGGTTTAACTCTAAAACCTTTACATAAAAGCCTGATTGATTTTGATTTGAAACTATTTTTTTTCATCCAGTTTTTAGTTTTCATTAGAATGGTATATCTCCCAAGTCTGTTGGTTCTTTTGTTTTACCTTCTGCCCATTGCATTACAAACTTAACTTCCCAAGGCTTAACTTCTCTTCCATCTTTAGCAGTGAATGGTTTACCTCTATCTATAACGGCAACAACAGGCCTACCTTCAATATCTTTAGTGGATAGGTTTGGCATAACATCTACCTCTACAGTTCTACCATCTATCTCGGCCTTTTTCTTTTTAATCTCTACACCTAACGATTGACAGAATAAAAAGTATTTCTTATTGTCTCCTGGACTTGCTTCAAAGTCATCACCTTCTTTTGGTGTATGAAATTTAAAGATACCTTTAGCTTTATAAGAACGACCAGCAAAAGCAGCCCCATCAGTCTCTACAGGGTTGCCTTCTTTATCTTGGTAGCTAATAACAACATTTTTATTTTCCTCATCCAAGCATACTTTATAGTTGTATACAGTAGCTTTAAGGTTACGTCCATTCTTATCTTTAAATTGAACATCTCTTGTTGTTACGTTTTCTATATGACCAAAATACTTTCCAGCACTTAATGGTACATACTTTTCTTCTTTCTTTTCCTCACTTGGTGCAAATATAATATCATCACCAAACATATCGTCTACATTAGCCATTACTTATTCTCCTTTTTATTTACTTGTATATGATGTTGATTTTTTGTTCGTAACTTTAGCTAAATATGAATTGATAGCTAATAAGTATTCATTTCCACAGAAGGGTAAACTTAAAGTATTAGGTTTATAGTTATCCTCAACTATTAACTTCGTTTTCTCTATTCTTTTGCTTATTGACTTTATTACATCATATGTTAAAAAATCTAAAAGTGGACGTATATTATCGCTAACATCATAATAGTATTCAACAGATTCTATTTCTCCACTTTTTACAAGTCCTTCTAAGGTTTCTCGTCTTATCATTACTTACTCTCCTTTTTTTCT